GGAACAACTCTTTACTATAGCACTGATGGAACAGTATCTGCTAATGATTTTACAAATAATTCTCTCACAGGATCATTCTCTATTGTAGGAGTAGGATCTACTGTTGGAATTGCAACAATTTCCAGAATCCTTTCTAACGAAGGTGGCACAGAGGGCACAGAATATTTTACCCTCAGTATAAGAACAGGATCTACTTCAGGAACAGTTGTGGCAACTAGTTCCTCTGTTGCAGTTTTAAATGTTGAACCATCTTATAACATTGGTGTCTCTACAACAACTATTAATGAAGGTGGGACTGTTAACTTTACAATCAACACTACTGATGTTGGAGCAGGAACATCCCTCTATTATAGCAGTAGTGGGACAGTATCTGCTGCTGATTTTACAGACAATTCTTTAACAGGATCATTTAATATTGTAGGCACAGGAGTAACAACAGGAATTGCAACTATTACTCGAACAATTGCAACTGATGTTTTTTCAGATAATGCAGAAACTTTTCAACTTATTGTAAGAACTGGATCAATATCAGGAACTATTGTAGCAACTAGTTCTACCGTAACAATTAATGATGTTACTCCTACTTATACTGTAGGAGTTTCTACTACTATTGTTAATGAAGGTAGTTCAGTAACTTTTACAGTTACTACAACAAATTTACCAAATAATACAAACTTATATTATTCAACAATTGGTTCCGGAATTACTGCGTCCGATTTTACCAATAATTCTCTAACTGGAAGTTTTGCAATTAATAACAATTCTGGATCTTTTAGCAGAACTATTTCAGGTGACAGAATAACGGAAGGAGCAGAGCAATTTCAAATTGAAATTAGAACATTAAGCACATCTGGGTCAATAGTTGCAACTTCAAGCACGATTACGATTAATGATACTTCTAGAACACCTGGAGCAGATCCAAGTGGAAAAACATTTGGACCAGTTCAAGTTAACAGAGATAATGGAAGTACTGCAAGTACATCTGATTGGTATACAATTTGTGGTATAGCAAGTTTACCTGCAGGATCAAGCATTGCTTTGTTTATTGATAACTCTGGAAGCATGACAACTGCTACGGTTCAAGCTTCATATAATCTTTTACTTTCTAAACTTGCAGAAAGAAATATTAGTATTATTACAGTTGAAAATGGAAACGAGGACTGGATTACTCCATTTTTGACTGAATTAAGTTGACAATGGTGCTAGAATAGATACTCAAGAGAACATCATAGAAATATGAATCTGGATGAAATTCAGGAGATGTGGCAGAGAGACTCTGTTATTGATCCCGATAATTTACACGATGAATCTTTAAAAATTCCTCAACTGCACTCAAAGTATTATACGATTTATAATACGATTACTTTGTTGCGTGAAAAAGCAAGAGAGACATACAGTAAAGTAAGACTTGAAAGGTATAATTATTACACAGGAAAGGCACCCATAGAGGTCTATGAAGAAGAACCTTTTCCTTATAAGGTTAGGGACAAAGATGCCTTACAGAGGCATATGGACGCTGATGAGAGGTTGAATAAAATAGATCTCAAGATTCGTTACTATGATATTATGCTCAAGTTTCTTGAGGAGATTATCAAAACTGTTTCAAATCGCACTTATCAAATTAGAAATGCTATCGAGTGGCACCGTTTCCAAGCAGGGTTCAATTGAGTCAATAAATATTCATAACTGATATTTTATGGATGTCACATTTGATTATCTCAAAAAAGAATGAGGTATATCTTCAAGTTGAAGCAGAACCATATGTCTATTATGAACTAAGAGACGCATTTCAATTTGAAGTTCCAAACGCTAGATTTGCTCCCGCTTATAAGAATAAGTGGTGGGATGGATTCATTTATCTGTTTAATGTCAATACAAAAGAAATATACGTTGGTTTATTAGATAAACTTATAAGATTTTGTGAGCAACACAACTACACGTATGAGTTTATAAACAATAAATTCTATGGCCTTCCTTTTGAAGTCAATGATATGATTTCAAAAGAGGGTGTAAAAGATTATATGGCATCTATTTGTAAGTATGCTCCCCGCGAATACCAAGTTGAGGGAGTATACGACGCTTTAAGACATAATCGAAAGTTGTTGATATCTCCAACTGCCTCTGGAAAGTCATTGATGATATACTCGATTGTGAGATATTACGTTGAGAAAGGACAAAATACTCTGATAGTCGTTCCGACGACATCCCTTGTAGAGCAGATGTATAAAGACTTTGCAGATTATGGGTGGGATGTTGGTTCATATTGCCACAAGATCTATGCGGGAAAGGAGAGAGAAACAGACTCACAGGTCATCATTACAACCTGGCAGTCCATCTACAAACTTCCCCGACAATATTTCTCAAGATTTAATGTGGTCGTAGGAGATGAAGCACACCAGTTTAAATCAAAGTCACTAGTATCTATAATGACAAAGCTTTCTGATGCAAAATATCGTTATGGTTTCACCGGCACGCTAGACGGCACGCAGACACACAAGTGGGTTCTAGAAGGTTTGTTTGGGCCATCTTATAAAATCGTTCGCACAGATGAATTGATGCAAAAGGGTCATGTTGCTAAACTGGACATTAATATTCTGCTATTGAAACATCCACCGAATAGATTTGAAACATTTGAAGATGAAGTTCAATATATTATCAATCACGAAAAACGAAATAAGTTTATTAAAAATCTTGCCATAGATCTTAAAGGTAATACTTTAATTCTATTTTCCAGAGTCGAAGGTCATGGACAACCTTTATACGAACTCATAAATAATAGTATAGTTGAAGAACGTCATGTATTTTTTGTACACGGTGGTGTAGATACGGAGGATCGAGAAAAAGTCAGAGAAATCACAGAAAAAGAAAGCAACGCAATAATTGTTGCATCTTATGGAACTTTTTCTACTGGTATTAATATTAAAAATCTACACAACGTAATCTTTGCATCTCCATCTAAATCAAGAATTAGAAATCTTCAATCAATTGGGAGAGTTTTAAGAAAAGGAGACAACAAAACAAAGGCAACTCTATATGACATTGCCGATGATATTAGTTATAAATCAAGAAAAAATTACACACTTAATCACCTTATTGAAAGAATTAAAATTTATAACGAAGAAAATTTTAACTATGATATTGTAAACATACCGCTTAAAAACTAATGGGAGAAGAGTTTTACGCATCAATCAAATTAATGACAGGAGAAGAAATATTCTCATTAGTTTCCATTGATGATAATGATGGAGATCCGATTATTGTGCTTCAAAATCCAGTCATTATGAAAATACATTCAAATCATATCGGAATGTATGTCAAAATAAAACCGTGGATGGATATACCAGATGATGATATTTTTGTTATCAAACTCGATAAGATTATAACAATGACTGAAGTTAAAAACAAGGATACAATTGGATTTTATAACAAATATATTAACGATGAAGATACTGATATTGAAGTTGATGGAAAAGTCTCAATATCTGATAAAATGGGATTTATATCAACAGTTGAAGATGCAAGAGAGCATTTAGAGAAACTTTTTCGTAAAGATCTTAAAGATAATAAAGAAAGCTAAGTCTCATCTTTAACGGGAACAAACGTATTCTACTTATATTTTAGAATGTTGTCAAGTCCTTAAAGTGTGCTATAATAAACATAACAAAAATTTATCTACAGTAAACCAATGTTATGTCCAAAAAGAAATCAGAACATTATGTAAATAATAAAGAGTTACTTGAAGCATTAATTGTTTACAGAACTAAAGTTGAAAATTCGTATTTGAATATTTACGATAAAGATCTTACAAAGCAACCAAAGGAAGAAAGAGCAAAGCACTGGGAAGGAAAACCACAAATCACTAATTATCTGGGTGAGTGTTTTCTGAAAATCGCCACACACCTTTCATATAAACCTAACTTTGTGAATTATATGTTCAGAGACGATATGATCTCTGATGGGATTGAAAATTGTGTTCAGTACATTCATAATTTTGATCCAAACAAATCGACTAATCCTTTTGCATATTTTACACAAATCATTCATTATGCTTTTCTCCGTCGCATTCAGAAAGAGAAAAAGCAACTGGAAATCAAGACCAAGATTATTGAGAGAACTGGTTTTGATGAGGTAATGATGGTTGATGATAGCTTGCTTTCGGGTAATAGTTCCGATTATAATACCATTAAGGATAATATCGCTTATAAAAATCGATGAAGGTTGCTATTATTACGGATCAGCATTTTGGTGCTCGTAAGTCTTCCAAGTTTTTGCATGAATACTTTAAGAAGTTTTATGATACTATTTTCTTTCCTTATCTGGAAGAGAACAATATCAAGATTGTGATTGATATGGGAGATACATTTGATAATCGTAGGTCAATTGATCTGTGGGCACTGGAATGGGCGAAAGAAAACTATTATGATCGCCTGCAACAACTTGGTGTAACACTCCATACGATTGTCGGAAATCATACTGCTTATTATAAAAACACTAACTCGGTTAATTCTGTAGGTCTTCTTCTTAAAGAATATGATAATATCAAAATCTATTCTGAAGTAGAGGAAGTTAAATTAGATC